GGTCATTTGGTCCGATGGAATGCAGAACGATTTGGGCCGGGAGGCTGGACACTTGGGAAGAGGTTGAGGAAAAGCGAATCGAGCATGGCGTAGAACCAGCACGAACGCTTGTTGACATGGCCTATGACACACCAGCAGTTCAAGAGGTTTGTGTGCGTTATGGCTGGCAAGGACTATGGGGAGACAATACTGCCAAGCGGTCATTCCCCCACCATGAGACGGTTCTGGTTAACAACCATCCGCAGAGACTCACCCGCAAGTTGCCATACTCCCCCGTCAACTTAGGCCACGTCGGAATTGGCAAAGGAGGCGTCAAACGGCAAGCGCGATACTTCTTTTGGTGCCAGCATCCAATCAAAGATATGTGGCATCGCCTCAAGGATGGGCTTTCAACTTACCGCTGGACAGTCGCTAAAGACATCCCCGACGAATACAAAAAGCATTGCAGCGTCGAGTTTAAAAAGCTAACCGTCGTGAAGAAAACTGGGCGCAAAGAATGGACGTGGTTCACGCCAGACAAGAAAGACGACCACTTAGGCGACTGCGATCAAATGTGCCTTGTCGCTGGATTGATGGACGCACGAATCAGGGTTATCCTCTGGAGTTCAGCCGACGAAGAAGGACAAACAGAAAGCGAGAATCATGAGCATTGAAATCACCACTAAGCGATCAATCCAAGAGTGTCCACAATCACAGAAGGCACAAGTTGCTTGCGTCATTTATGGGGCAAAGCAAGTGGAGATCACCGGCATTGACCCTCCTATTGCATTCCGATGCGGCGGGAAGGTTTACACCGAGTGCGAACGACCTTACATCAAAACGCTGCTCAATCGGGAATGGGAAACAGGGCTGATCGACGGTCGGGCTCAATAAACCACGCGAGCGTCAAAAACCGTGTCGGTCGTATTGGAGTTCGTCACGATCACCATGCGGAGAAAGTCATGGACCTGAGCGAATATAACCGTCGTCCATGCGGAGGTCGAAAGAGTCAAATCCCCTTCCGAAGTCGTGTGCCAGTTTTGATTGTCGGTTGACGATTGAAAGCGGACCGTGATTGCATGATCGGTATAGTAGCGGAACATGGACGTTCCGCCGTTGATCGACACGGCAGACGAGACGCCGCGCATCAAAGCCGGGAGCGTCGTTGCAACGGTATCCTCGGTTGAAAATGTCAACTTGTTGGCAGCGGTCAAAACAGACGGCGAAAACGTGAAAAGCTGGATTCCGTCTGCACCGTCACGCGGAACCCGTTTGGCAAAATTGCTAGCGGATTCGGTAAACGTCCACGCGAGCTGACGGTTGCACGGGATTTTGTCAGTCAGTGTCACAACCGAAGTCGAAACCGTAGCGGACAAATAAGGATTGACCAAAGTTCCGGCGTAATACTCGGTCCCCGGCGTTCCGCTGGCATTGATGGCCTTACTAAAATTCGACATTGTATCCTGAACCGTCGCGCCGATCTTCACGTCATACGCCGCCGCCAGCGTGTTTTTGAAGCGATAGGCGCGGGTGAATCCGGTCAATCCGATTGTCAGTGTCGCGCCGTCTGATGGGTTTGTCAGGCCGGTAATGTCCCCCACCGCCGACGTTCCCGCCGCGTAACCGCTGACCGTTCCCGCCTCGGCAACTCCAAGAATTGCTTGGGTTAGGGCGGAAAAGTTGGATGTGGAATTGACTTCAACCTTGCCCGCAAGCGTCAACGTTTGCGATCCAGGTGCCGCGGCAATCGTGCCGTAGATCGCAAGCGTTGTCGCGTCAGCAGCGTTATCCGAGCGGATGTAAATAGGACCATCAACGACGGGTTGAGCAAGGATCGGATTTGAGGCAATAGTGGAAAAGGCAGTGTTTGACATGCCGCAACCATATCGAAAAAGTTTTCTCTTGCAATCCTTACTATTTTAGTAATGATTCGCGCCAATGGCGGTCAAGCAAACCCTCGTAGGACTGGAAGCATCGGATCTAATCGACATCCGTGATGCCTGCAAACGCGCTATTGTCGCCGGAACGGTCCGGGGCATCTCTTACACTATCGCTGGCCGTTCATTTAGTTTTCCATCGCTAGAATCAGCGCAAATTACGCTCCAAGAGGCATCTTATGCGCTTGGGTTAATCCAAGGCACTCGGTCTGAGCAGGTCCGATCGTGCTTTAATTCTAGCCTCGGACGAAACCGTCAATCGTGAAAGAGTTCAAGCCATCATTCCTTGACCGGGCCGTTTGCGCCGTCGCCCCAATTTCGGGGATGAAGCGGCTAGCTGCACGTCGCGTTTTACATGAATTTCGATACGACGGAGCAGGAATGACCTACAAGCGGGCTAGCGCACCGCAAAATATGTCCCCGAACTCGTATGACGTTCAGCGGGACCGACTCCAGCTAATGCGCGAGGCAGAAGATCTTGAACGCAACTTTTCTCCAGCAAAAATGCTCAATAGGAAATACGCGCTCTATACTGCGCCGATTTCCTACCACGCACAGACGGGTGACAGCACGCTTGACCTAGAAGTCGAATCTTACTTAAACGACGAAATCTTTCCAAATTGCGACGTTACTGGCCGATACGATTTTTTCAAAATGATGGAGTTCGGCATCATGGGCTGCAATCGCGGAGGTGATTACGGATGGGCATTTGTCCGACCTGGGCTGCAAGATGGAATGTCGGAAGATGAAGCTCTTGAGTTTGATTTGAAAATTCAAGCGGTCGAGCCAGATCGAATTGGAGGCGTTTATCAAAATGTTGTTTCCAATAATTACGTTTCTGGCTGCATTATTGGGGAATATGGTGAGATTACCCACTTTCGAGTTTTCCATCGGTCGATGACTTTGAATGTCTATGACAACCCGGTTGACATTCCAGCATTTCAATTTGTCCATTTTACCGATCCGCTACGAATTGACCAGTATCGCGGCGTTTCACGTTTGGCGACCGCCACAACCAACTTGCGCGATCTTTACGAGATGATTGATTTCGTCAAAGGAAAAGCCAAGCTGTCCAGTGCGTTGACAGTTTTCACCAACTCCAACGGTGCCACAATTGGTAGCGGAGCAATGGACCCTTACGGCGTCAATGTCCCCGGAGGCGGGGCAATGGCGATGCAACAGGATATCCAATTTGGCCAGATTAATCACCTAGCGGGCGGAACCGACATCAAGTTTCCGTCAAGCAATTCTCCATCGAGCGAAGAGCAGGCTTTGATGACTATGCTCTTAAAGCTCACGGCAATGTCCTACGACTTGCCATATTCCTTTGCCTTGGATGCGTCGGCCCTCGGGGGAGTGTCTAGCCGACTCGAAAGTGAGCAGGCTAAAGCGGAGTTTGAGCGCGGGCAGCGCGTCCTTGCCCCTCATGCTCACCGTATCAAAAACGCTTTTCTTTTCGATGCAGTTGCAAAAGGAATTTTCCCGCAGCGTGTTCTCCGAAGCATTACGAAGGGGCGATGGGGCTACCGATCGCACCCGCAACCGGACATCGGCAAGGAAGCAACCGCAGCGGTGAATCTTTATCAAACTGGGCTACTTGACCCGCTCAAGTATTGGGTGGATAACGCTCAAGATCCAGAAGAGGTGGCAAAGTCAATGGGGCGTTGGCACCAGATCAAAACCAAGGTAGCCGAAGATATTGGCGTGCCGGTCGAGGACATCTTTGGAAGCGGTCCAGCGAAGCCTCTCAGTGTATCGGAAAGCGCGACGGAATCCACTACTACGGACGCGACCAGTTCGGAAATGTCCCGCAAGAATTTCGGCAAGCATGACGCGCAAATCGGACAGCTTACGGATTCGATCCAAGCCAACCGCGCTAAACGTGACGACCTAAAGCAAAAGCTGATCAACGTCCAAGCCAAGGGTGACGACTTCTCACCTTCCCTAGTCCAACGACTTCGCGTTGAAATCGACCAGATCGACGCGCAAATCCAGCGGGACAAGAACCAGCGGGCGCGGCTTCGCGGGCAGAATGACGCGCCGGAAAAGAAGCCGACCACACCAGAAGAACAACGCGAAAAGATCAAGACGGCCATCAAGCGCGATGACCGTCACTCGCTTGTCATGGCATTGATCCACGAAGGTTATCCCGAAAACCAAGCCTACGCGATCAGCTACGACATCGTAGAGAACGGCAGCTTCAACTCAAGCAAGCTTCCAAAGTCCATCCGTGAAAAATACTACCCATGAAATACTTCTCCGCACTCAGCGCCCCGGTAGTCGAATCCGACAAGGGCATCATCCGTGCCGCTTCTCTCATTTCGATGGGTGACGCCAAGGGCCACTTTGACGACAAAGGCCGACAGGTGATCGTTGACGAGGTGACGCTTGAGCAGATTTTCAAGCAGTGCAAAAAGCTCGGCACGATCAAAGTCAAGGCCGATCACGGCAGCGGCGTTTTCGAGATTGTCGGATGGGCTGACAACTTTTGCATGACCGCCGAAAAGGTGCTTGCCGACATCCATCTTTACGAGTCGGAGCCGCGCCGCCCGCGCCTTCTTGAAATCGCAGCTACAAATCCTACGCACATGGGAATCAGCATGGAGTTCACCGGGGCTGACAAGGCACGCGGAACCGTTTGCTTGTCCCGCTGCGATGAAGTCGTCGCTGCCGCCATCGTGGATGACCCTGCCGCCAATTCTTCTCTATTCTCGGCAATTTCGCCAGAAACTGAAAACAACAAAAACATGGAACCTGAAAACACACCGGAAGAAACCCCGGATAAGTATGAAGAGTTGTCGAAGAAGTTCGACGCTCTTTCCTCACAAATGGAAGAAATGGCAAAGCGATTTGCTACTCCAGAACCCGACACCGATGAGGTTGAAAAGCCTGACGTTGTTGCCATTGATAAGCAAAACGAACCTGCTAAAAATCCAGATGCCGACATTGACGACGAAATCACCAAAAAGGTCGAAATGGCCGCTGAACGTGCTTTCAAGAAGTTTGCCGCGCAACTTGGAGTTTCGACGCTTAAGAAGCCAGGTAACAGCGGAACCGCTCCAAAGGTGAAAACCTATTCGGAGATGATTGACGACGAAGCTAAGAACTTCGATGGCGACCGCGTAAAAGCCGAATCACTTCTTTTGTCGAAAATCGGCAAAGATGAATCAATCAAGAAGGCATACGCCGCTCATCGCTTGGTTAAATCTGCCTGATCCATTTTAACAACAAACGAAACAGAAATCATGTCCTCACAAAACAGCGACGGGTTTAAGTCATTCTTGGCATCGGGCGCAATTTCCGCCTATGTCGCAGTTGACGTTCAAACCGACGGAACAATCAAAGCATGCGCGAACGGCGTTTTCGGCGTTGGCGTGCTTCAAGAAGACGCGGCAGATGCAAATTATGCCAGCGTGAAACTTTGGTCTGCTCCCGGCACCTACATGGTTGCCGTTAGCGGAACCGCAGTCACTCCAGCAACAAGCTATTCCATTATCACTGGTGGATTTGCCGGAACAGTGACCACTGGTAACAGCGCCTTTTTGAAGGGACTGAAAGCAGGGGTTGCATCCAACGGTATTGTTCTTGAGTTCTCGAAATACAACTAATCAATAAAGGAAGTAATTCCAACCACCAAAGACAATGCCTTACACCAACTCACAAGCCACCCCTCGAAGCGACATCTACGCGCTTGCGATGCAGGCCAATGCCGACTTCAACAAACTCTTCATCGCCGACAAGATCCTTCCTGTCAAAAGCGAAGACGTGAAGCGCGGTATCTACATGCGTGCCAAGCTCGCCAACGCTGAATTGCTCAATGGCGATGCGCTTCCGCGCGAAGCTGGAGATGCTTATCAGCGCGTCAACCGAAAGTATGACACCGACACGTTCGATGCTGTTGAATACGGTCTGGAGTCCATTATTGACGACGCCTATGAGGCCGAAGTTGAGCGGTTCATGAACATCGAAGCTACCGAAGCAAGCCTTCTTATGAAGTCCCTTCAGATCAGCTACGAAACCCGTGTTGCCGCCGCTGTGATGAACGCTTCCACGTTTACCGCAACAGCAGCCGCCGTTGCCTATACCGAAGCTAACCTTGCTACGATTAACCTTCCAGCCGATGTCGCTGCTGCCAAGCTGCGCCTCTTGAAAAAGGGTATCGTTCCAAACGCTATCATCATGTCGGCAAACGTGTTCTACCGCATTCAGCGTTCCACGCTCATGCAGAACCAGATTTTCGGTGTCGTTCCGAAGTCTGCGAGTCAGTTCACGCTTCCAGGTGAAGATGATGTTGCCCGCGCTCTCGGCGTGGATACGTTGTTTGTCGCCAAAGCTGCTTACAACGCCAACCAAAAGGGCCAGACCTATTCTGGCTCATTCATCTGGTCGGATACATACGTTAGCGTTGCTCAAATTCAAGGCGGCGAATACCAAGCGGGCGGAATCGGACGGACGATCCAGTGGTCGAAAGACACGACTGGCTTGTTCACTCCCGAAACCTACCGTTCGGATGAGCGTCGCTCCAACGTGATGCGCGTTCGCCAGCACGTCGCGGAGAAAATCATCGACGAGACCGCCGCCGAACTCATAACTACCTCTTACGCTTAAGAGTTGAATTAACTTGACTGCCGGGAGGTTAATCATTTAACCTCCCGGCATGACGGTTTACATTTACGGTCTGTATGACCCAAGGAACGGGAATCTTCGCTACATTGGAAAAACAATCTCCCTAAAAAAGAGGTTTTACGGTCACATCAAAGACAAAGCGGAAAACTACAAAAACCATTGGATCAAAAGTCTCAAGTCTCTGGGAATGGTTCCAGAAATGCGAGTTCTTGAAACAATCGAAAACTCCAACGACGAAGACTGGCAGGAGCGGGAAAGAATTTGGATTTCTGATTCATTCAACTTAGGGCACCCCCTTACAAATTTGGATTCCGGAGGGAACTCGGGTTCCTCGAAATCTCAAAAAACGAAGGAACTGATAAGAATCAAAAAAACAGGACTCCGACACTCAGAAGAAACAAAAAAGAAAATGGGAGATGCTAGAAGAGGAAGAAAGCACAGCGCGGAGACCCTTGAAATTTTAAGCCAAAAAAGACGGGAAACCGCAGCCCGCAAGCGTCTTGAAAATCCCCCGCAACCGAAAATACTCCGAGGCCACAAAGACCGAAAGCCAATCTCAGAAGAGACCAGACAGAAACTAAGAGATTCACACCGAGGCAAAATTCAATCACAGGAAACCAGAGAGAAACGATCCAAAAGTTTGATGGGAAGAATCCAATCAGAATCCACCCGTGAAAAAATCAGAATCGGCCATCTTGGAAAACCAAAACCTCGAAAACCTACCCTTTTTTATAACTTATCGTGAAAATTACACTTGCCGCCATTGTTGGAAACGAGGAAGCCGTGATCGAGCGGTTTATCCGTTCTTTTGCT